CGGTGCCATGAGTTACATTAGGATAGTTGTCGCCGGAATTGTAAGGATGACATTGAAAGCATCTGCGTCGCAGCAGGTCGTCCGCTAGTTCCAGAACACTTTCAGGATCGCTCTTCTGCGGAGTATCAAAAAAACTTGCCAGCTCGCTTTCGGCACCAAATGCTTTTCTAAAAAGATTGGTGCTGTTGTTAAGTGTGAAATGCATTGAATCACCTATCTTATCGGTAATCTCAGCATGACAGGAACCACAGGATTCAACAAGATGCTCCGGATGAGCGGGGGAGGGTATATACCCAACATGGGCGGTCTCTTTGTCGGTTGCCTGGTCATTGCCCTTATGGCAGGATATGCAGGTCTGTTGATGATTGGAATCGGTATGAACCGTATGACAGTCGACACATGTGAGCAGTGAAACGGTAATACGCTCGTCACCTGTACAGCCGGAGAGCATCAAAAGGAGAACCATGAGGTAAAGAGCGTTGTTCATATTGCTGGAATGGATTACCGTTTCGGTTTAAAATACGTGAGTTTCTAGATATATCACACCTCGGAAAGTATAGCCAATGTGATGGAATCGTAAAAAGTCCCAAGAAACGTCATTCAGGGCTTGACCCGGAATCTACATCTACCTGAAAATACTGGATTCCGGCTTACGTAGGGATGACGCAAACTAGAGAGTTCAGGTTTTTATGAACATATCACTTATGATATTATTATAAAAATTATGAATTTCTTATATTTCATAATAGTTGAATTTTCAATGATTACCTGATATATAGGCGAACTGAATGAGTTGGGCATTAGTGCCTTACTCCTGAAAACCCGCCAAAAAAAAAGAAAACTGGAGAATACTTTAAAATTAGAATCTTAAAGTTACCTCCAAGGCACTTAAACCCGCAAAGCACGGGCACTGTAAAGAGTCCCCTTCAAAGCATGGGGACTAAAAAGAGTACCCCCTTGTGGGGTGTTGGAAATTGGCTCAGCCGTTCTGCTGCATTTTGTCATAACACGCCAGCATAGCTCAGTTGGTAGAGCGGCGCTCTCGTAAAGCGCAGGCCAGCGGTTCGATCCCGCTTGCTGGCTCCAGTATAATCAAGCACTTATGGCTTTTGCTGTAGGTGCTTGTTTGTTTCTCCCCACACTGTTCCCCACACATTCAACTGTTCCCCCCATAGTAAAAAAAAATCCCGGTCAAGAAGTGGATCTCTTGCCGGACAGGTAATCGCGGTTACAGTGTGGCCTATTCCGTCAACCAATAATTGACGCCAGAATCACTTTCGCAAGCAACCCAATACATGAACCAACCGCCGCACCATCATTTACCCGATCAGCCAATAACCTCGATACTGTCGCTGTCCCTGCGCCTGTCTGTGCCTCTGCACTCATGTTTACAAATGGTTTACATGTTTACAATGTAAACAGCCTGTTAATACAGGGCTTAATGTTTACTTACTGGCTCTCTTTGATATTGGCGGCCACAAACAAGAAAGGCCCGGGCAAAGAAAAAATCTTAACCCGAGCCTCAATAAATTATTTCTAATCAGAATTAATTAGATTCTGCCAGCACCTCACGCAACACTTTAACCGGATCCACACCCCGATCAAGCAAGCCACCCCAAAGGCCGAAAAATTCTTCAGTATTTATGCCAGCCCGTATGACGGCCAGGACCAACATAACGTTAGATTCGTCTTCACTGTCAATGAGCTGTGTGTTTGCTGGATTTGTTCGTACTGCCGCTATACCTAAATACATTTGCCTTTCTCCGTAATTGATTAAAAATTGACTTCTAAAAACTCCTTGTTAAAAGGAGTCTATGTCAAATCAATTGGGCTTGTCAAATTTTATTTTAAATTTCAGTTAGTTACCATTTGGTAAACTATTTTGGAAGTTCTGCAAGGAAGGTGTGCAAAGGAAAGGTGAAGCAGGCTTAACCAGCCCGGCTAAGGAGGACCGGACTCGACCACGGGCTTAAGCCTGCTTCGGGTACTGCATTGAAAGAAGCCCCGGCCTATTTAAACCGCCAGCCGGGAGGCGGTCGAATCTTTTAATTTGCCATCTTAACTCTTACAAAGGCGTTTTTATTAGTCGGCATTCCATCGACAAAAAGTCTACCAATATAGCCTGTTAGGTCTTGCTCCGCGTACAGCTCTACAAGCCTCTGAATCTGCATATCTAGACCAGTTGCAATGCTGTAATGTTTGAAGTCTCCCAGAATTCCACAATACTGATTGGCGGTTAAGGAATTTGGACAATACTCTGACACTTCAAATTTTAGATCAAGAATAGTAGGCCCGGATCCAGTTAAGCCAGGGGACCACAAATAATGACCATCAGCCTCTGACTTGAGCTTGCGAATTTGTGATATTGCGGCTCGGGAAAAAATCCATTTGGCGTGCTTAAGATACTGGCCCTTGAGGTGGTAAGCCGCTGTTATCAGAGTATCAGCATTAATCTGTGTAGCGGTATTTACGCCCACAATGTCTCGATCCTCAGTTATACCATTTTCAGAAACGGTGAACAGGCCCAAAGGTTTCCCGACTCCATCACCAGTCATAAAGGCTGCTTCCTGGGCTGCGGCAAATTTTGCAACAAGTTGCGCTCTGACTACTGATTCAGGGGAAATAGCACCTACCCTTAACAATAAATTACTAACCTTAACCCTTTTTGCTAGTTTGTGCGGGTGAAGTTCCCTTTTTCCAAATTTAATGTCACCTTCAGAACCAGTGCTTAACTCTCCGGTCCAGTCAGCGTCAAGGGTGTCACTGTCTAAACTTGGTATTCCTAAGCTTACACTGTTTTTGAGGTTGTAACCTGTGGCCCATTCCCTGATAAATACTTCGTCCTGAAGATCCTGAATCATTGTCTTAACAAAAACAGGAGGAGCGTTGAGATACCCGCCTGACACATCGTCGCCACTGGTCAAACTGCGATATTCTTCAGCCGACAATGCAGAGGAACCCTTTAAGATGTATCGATTAAAACTGTGACGCTGGCTCGTTCCTTCCTGGTCTTTGTAGAAATCAAATTTATCTTCCTGCTTGTTTCTGGAATTGTATTCTACTGGATGGCCGTAACTGGAACCATGAATAGAACCAATAGGGGAGTTAAAACGCGTTTCCCTGTCTGAATCATTCAGTGATCTTTCGACTTTATCAACTTCGGTTTCAAACTTGGAAATATCAGCATCAAATGCATCAATGCGCCGTTTCTGCTCTGGTGTCCATTTGGAAAGATCATTACCCAAACCATCACGGAAACTTTTGTACTCTTCCCAAACCTGACCAAGAGCTTCAGTGGCTCTTTTTAAATTTTCTCTATTCATTTTGTTACCCTGTATATAAAAATTGATTATTTAAGTTCGTTTCGGTTTCAGCCTATTTTTTAGATTGGTAGCAATCGGCAAAAAAGGGAAAAATTAAAGCTGCGGTCACGCTGCCTATATTTATTTTGTGCTGGCTTACATATGGTCGCCTAACACGTTTTTAATTTCACATACTATAACATTTAAAATACTAATTTAAAACAAATAATAGATTTATTTATACTTAATCTATTATTTGTTTTTGCAGTTTTAAAGCACCTATTATAATTTTTCTTACTCCTCCGTTTTTTTACAATTTTGACCATGGATCTTTTTCTTTTTCTTCACCGGCAACAACACCAACTTTGCTAATTGATGAAGGTGTAAGCCCAAATTCAGAAAGCAAACTTTGCAGGTGCCGCATTGCTTCACTTCTCTGGTTCACTGCCGGGTGTGCCTTGGCTACTTGCTGACCGGTCGTTGAAAGGGTGGTATACGTCCGGCCCTCCCTGGCTATAATCTCGCTACAGGCTTCAATATCTCGGATACGTAACGCAACCATTGCAACCGCCTCCGTAAAGCTCGAACTGTCCAGCTTGAAAACGCTGATTCTGTCGCGTATTGTCGAAAACCAAGCATGACAATCTTCTGGCAACCATCCAGGCGGTTGAAGTCCTTCCTTGCTCGGATCTGGACCGTTTTTATTTGTTCTCGATTTTCGGTTAGTGCCTGCCAATAGCTTCAAATGCTCGGCCTTTGGTTTTCTACCTCTCATAATGTCCTTTTGAAAAAAAAATATCTAATTATGGCATAGCGGAGAAAGGGCTACCCTCTCGGTCTACAGATCGAAAGGCGACAGTGGCAAATGGTGCCCCTCCCTAATCCCTTCAATGATCTGTACAAAGTCCATGACACATTCTTCTCCAAATGTGACATGGTCCTCTTTTATTTTTTCCTGACCTATCATCAAGACAAACATTTTTTTTTCTGAAAAATTTCTGGCGCCAATCACTTACGGTTCCACTTGTGAATTTTGTCAAGAAACACAGCAGGGTCCAAACCGTTATCCTCAACCGGTCCAACCGCTATGCTATCGATAACATCACTTACATTGACAACCCATTCAGGCTTAACCGGGTGTTGAATGATGCATTCAGGCAATTGTCCTGCACGCCTGCACGCATCGGCACTATCAAATTGTGATCGTTTGCCATAACGTATTTCACCCATTACGTTTCTGTCATTAGCGCGTCCCACATAACGAATCTCTTCTTCAGGCACTCGTAATACCCATAACCGAGAATGCAGGGTTGCGTGCTTATGTTTGGAATGTTTATTCTGCTGATCGATATAGTTTGCCATAAGAATAAATTGTTCTGCCTCTTTACGTTGATTTTTATAATCTCGTTCCAACCAGCTCCAAACAAAAGACCGCCAACCATATTTTCGAGCCAGGTCATACCAGTGACCGCCTGGCCTGTATATCGACAAAGGATCTGCAGCCAATGTGATGTCATGGCCTAGTGCTTGATGTGTGCATAAGGTTACTGTATCGCCCATTAGATCAATCTCCCTTGACTGTTGCCCTGGACAATCCCGGCAATCTGTCGTGATAGCTTGACTGCCTGATCCGGTCCAGCAGCGCTAAAAACGACTGTAGCGCGTCGATCTCGTTCGAGCCTATAGCCATCATTCCCAGTGTTGAACAATTGAGCCATACCCCAACGCTTTACCCTGTACCATCTCTTACCCATTACTTGTGCCTCCTGGCATTACTCCGTCTTTGCTGCCTATTACTCTTGTATGGATCTTCCATCAGTGAAATATCAACTTCACAATTACAATCTCCACCATGTAGTAGTAGTGGACAGTCAAGGTCATGTGCTATCTGGACATGAGCAATAACGCCCGGTGCTATTTTCTGTTCGCCAGCAAAAGCGATTAATTTTTCAATGTAGCTCATAATTTTTCCTTATTTTTCACATGCCAGTTGCATGGATGCACTAAGCCATGTGTTTAGATTCAAACCGTTTAAAAACGCCTCGGTGGTGTCTTTACCGTATGATTTTGGTGTTAGTGTTCTGTAAGCGTTGGAAATGTTATCAATCCACCATTCCGCCGCTTTTCCACCCGCTTTATCAGTATCAAGTGCTATTAGGACAACCGGGCAAGATAAAAGGGCATTAATGAGCGCTTCGTCGGGCTTTATGGAACTACTACCCAGGGCAACAATGAAAAGTTTTCGCTTAACTTCCTGACTGAGCAAGATTGCGTCAAGTTCGGACTCAACGATTATTGCTGTTGTCTCGTATGGTGTGCCGATTGTAAGTGGTTCTGCAGTTGATCCGGACACAACATGATATCGTCCATACTCGCCGGGATTGTCGCGCCGGATCTTGATTCTATTTTCCTGCCCAATGACAAGACCGCTTGGAATGAACAGTTTTTTTCCGTCATGTGGTAAACCCCACACAGTTTTTTCTTGATAGATATTTTGAGATAGCCAACCAAGAGAGAAAGCCCTTGCCGTATGTTCGGTGATCCCGCGTTCACGTAATAGCCACGCCAGAACGTTGGCGCTGTTCTCGATATTCTTTGTGGAGTGTGCAATCAGATTCTTTGCAGCGTTCCGCCATTCAGCCGGCTGTTCTTTTTTCGGTATAATGGCGGAGGGAATAACCACCCGGTCAGAATAAATGATTTCTTTTCCAACCTGTTCGGCTGCGTCGGCAAAACTCATGCCGTGAAAATCTCGCATGTACTGAATTGCATCGCCTTTTATGCCGCAAACCCTACACCAAAATTTATTGCTATCGATGTGAATCACAAACCTGTCATTACCTCCGCAGTCAGGACAGGCGCTTCCATATTCCGTTGCTGTTTTTCGTTTCGGCAAAAGACCGTCGTTTTGAACTATTTCAAGCAACATTGTCTGCCCCGATCAAAGATAAAATTCTATGTCGTAACGAGTAACGGAAATTTTGGTTTTTCACTTTTGAGATAGGTTTTTTAAAAACTACCCCCACCCTGTAGAAAACCGAATACCAAATAAACTTAATAAACCGAGTAAACCGAATAAACCGAGTAAACCCAATAGAGACGAGCTCTTCAGAGGAAGCCAAAACGTAGATACTCCATCCGTTAGTAATCGGTTTCTTCGGTTTTCGGTTTTTCACACAGGGGGGTAGTTTTTTCATAAAACACCATAATTGAGTTCAAAAACGTGGGCGTTATTCTCCTTAACAACCACATGCCAAAATTGATTTTCAGCCGAACTGTTGCCGGTGTGATCTTGCAAAGCCTCTATGATTTTCTTTTTTGACAGGCCAGACCGTTCCGCCGCCTCTTTAATTAAGGTCGTTTTCTGGTTAATTTCAGCCCGTATGCAATCTTTAATTGCTTCAATTGCTGGTTGATTGCGTTCGAGCATTGAAGCCAATCGTTGCGCCTTTTCTGCTTTTTTACGGTCACTATCACCAACTGCAACCACTGAACTGAATCGTTCGTGATATGGTGTACCGTCTGCATAATTGTATTGATAAAAGGCTTCCCGAACAGAATCGCCTCTGCTTTTAAAGTTCTCAAATATTACAGTTCGAATACCAGTTGCCTGATCTTCGTTGACAATGTCCAGCGTGTAGGCGCAATCGGCATCGTCAACCAGGTCACTCGTTCCGGCGTAGATTACCTTTTTGTCATCATCCCTATGCTTATTGACGTGCGCCAGCAAAACAACAGTGCCGCTATGTAAAACAAACTTCCTGATAATTTCGCTAAACTTTGAGCTTTTATCCTTACTCATCAAATCCGTGAATTTCTTCGCTGTATCAAAAACCAGAACCACGCCGCTTGCTGTATTGGATGCAATCATTTTTTCCAGATAAACCGGCAAATCAGCCGACTTGAAGCCGTTGTAACCGGGGGCCAGCATTTTAAAACCGTGTTGCTCGGCCAACTTCAATTTGTATACAAGGCCCCTATGGGTATCGTCTGCGTTTATGTAGAAAACATTCGCTCCGTTTAACTCTCCACGCTGAATTGCATCGCAGATTAACCATAGTATGAGAAGTGTTTTGCCTGCGTTGGGCTTCGCATAGAATATTGTTGACTGTCCAGAGATCGCCATTCGATCAAGGACAAATTTATCCTCTAACATCTGTGATTCCATCGCCGCCGACGATCCATTCAAAGAAAAGCTGTTTAAATCAAAATCTTTTGGAATTTCCTGGCTACTATTCACCCGCTCAGATTGTAAGCTTTCCCGCTCTGTCTGGATCTCATCCGCCAACACGGTTTTTAAATTTTTGGCATCCGAAACAGAATCACAGACAGGCGGCAAAGAGGTTTTCAGCTTCTCTAATCGATTAGATTTATCTAACCAACCTCCTTGCACTAACGACAACTTTACAGGCTGATCGTTAGTGCATTCTTCCTGAAGTGGTGCTCCGCCCAGGTTAATCATTATGCGGCATTCCTTGGTTCAATCCTGCGAGCTGCAAGATATTTGTCGATATCTTCCATGCAATAACGTACAGCTTTGCCAAATTTCAGGTACGGCAAGCCCCGGCCATTGCTTCTCTGGTTTCGCAGACTTTGAACGCCTATGCTAAGCATTTCGGCTACTGCTATTTCTGTTAGGTATTGTTTCGCCATGATTATTCCTGGTTCAGATTTTACGCGCTCTTGTTCTCATAACTTCGATGGTTGCGTTTATTAACCCAAGTTTTATGGATGCATTCACGCCACCATCTTCTAACAGGTTTTCATCCTGGATCCTTCGTCCAATAGCGACAAGAGAAGCTACGCAATGTGAAGGGCTACTTGCACCCATATCGGCGCACAATTCCTTAAATGCACCGTCTTCCTGCTCAGTTAAAAAAAGAGTTATCCGTTTTTTGTTTGTTTCGTTGTCTGACATTTCAACCTCTGTGTATTGTTTTATATTGTTTTACAACTTGCCTTTACTGATCTACAATTTAACAGCAAAGCTGAAATAAACTAGTAATATCGAGGGGATAAAAATAGAAAAAGGCACAAAAGAGCTAGAAAGCCCTGTTTGTGCCTTTTGAAGGGGAAAAACTTGTGAAATTTACGATTTAATTAATATCACCTTGTTAAAACAGATAGTTATAAGGAAAAGTTATTAACTTCGTTCTGTCTGCTGTGGTGCTTTTCCTAAATCAATAGGGCTTCCTTCCCTTTTTTCTATTTCAGTGCGCCATTTAATGACACCGTTGGCTTTACCTCCAAGAGAACCAAGGTTGCTAAACTCAGGTGATTGACCAAGCACATTAATAATTTCATGCAACAAGCCACAATAGGTATCATTGTTTATAATGGTCGGCTTTTTTCCAGCCTTAATGCAGATATCGTAAAGGCTGTTTAGTAAGCTACTCTCAGCCGTTTTAGCGCCTCCACCTTGAGGCCTTCCTTTGCCGGGTTTTTTTACACCGGCCAGAATTTGTGTAAATTGGTTCAAGTCTCTTTTTATATCGGTTATCGATGGATTAGAGAAACAATCGGGATCGCTGCCGCAATATTCATGCATTGCCATCTGTGTTAAAGGGTCATCCAGGTTTGAACTCAGAGCTTTTACACTTTCCTGAAGCTGCCACATTTTCCGGTTAAAGACACCTTGATTAGGCTGATTTTTAAAAAGCTTTTTTTCCGATAAATAACTTTTGCATCGGCCTTCAATGTCTTTAACGATTTTACTCGTATTGGTACCTACTCCAAACAATTCACCAATATTCTTAATTTGCTCTTTGGATAACTGGAAGGTCATTGTATGCGCTCCTGTTGCGCCCTGGTGAAAAAATTCCGGGGAAAGCGGACCAGGATAGCCGCCTTTCGAACCGTCGCTCTATCCCCGGAAAACTGATTATTTCTTACGTAAGTTAACAATTTTTTGCTCTTTTACCTGCATCACGTCATTTGTGGGCTCTTTTTTCGTCTGCTGCTGGTCAAAGGTTGCCATAGCCTTCTTGACCGATTCGTCATTAACATGGCTGTAACGCTCGGTCATTTGTAGTGTTTTGTGACCAAGGATTTTTGCAATTACAGGTAATGTTATCCCCTGATTCACAAGCCAAGATGCAGCCGTATGTCGAAGAGTATGGAAAACAACTTTCAGACGCCTGTCATCGATACCGTCATTCAATCCAAGCTCATCCACTGACCTGTGGAATGAATGGGACGCATCAGACTGTATACCTCCAACTCGAGAAGGAAAAACCAGCTTATCAGGTTTTTCTTTTTCCAATCCTTCGAACATTTCAAAAATAGCATCTGTCATAAACACCATTCTGTTTTCTGAGTTCTTCGGGTCCATCACCTTTATCGTCCTGGCCTTAATGTCGATGTGCTGCCACTTCAGAGAAGCGATTTCTCCAAATCTCATACCAGTATTGAGGGAAACAAGAGCCATTCGGTAAGTCTGTTCTGAATGTCGCCGGAGTGTTTCCAGCAGAGTACCTGCTTCTTCTACGCTGAGATATCGATTCCGTTTGTTATCAATCTTCTTTACAACTTTGGGCAGATCAATAGTGAATGACAATGGCTTGCAGAGATCGCGACGAACACCAAAATTGATGGTTCGTTTCAGGAGGGTGATAGCTGTAGACACAGTATGCGGAGCAAGTCGCTTTAGCAGTCTCCTGACAACTCGGTCTATATCCAACTGAACCAGTTCATGTGGTTCTTTCGCGCCAAAATCCTTCTTCAGATACAAACGAAATCTGCCATCATCTGCTTTTTCCGGATTCGCAAGCGTCTTGCGATACTCTGAATACAACCAGGCGATGTTATGCTTATTGGCAAGTTGTACCGCTTCATCTCGCTTCTCTTGGTTGCTTTTCTGCTTGCCCTCTACCCTCTGGGCTCGGATTCCTGAAGCTCTGGCCGGGGTCATATCATCCGCATATTGACGGCCTACTTTCTCTTCTACCATCTTTCCGTTACGACGATAGCGGATATAATAAATCTTCTCATCGCCTGACCTACCGAGAGCTTTACCGATGATATAAAACACACCTGGATAACTTGTTTTGAATCTCTTCACCGCTGCCATATCGTCTCCCAGTTGGTTTCTGTCTTCCCCACACTATTCCCCACACTTTAGATAAATATAGCGGTATTTTCTGGTAAGTCAAGGTAAAAGAAAATTTGATTAAGATGTTGAAAACATGATAATAATAAACTGAGTGGTAAAATGTGGTACAATATATAAAACGCTCTCGTAAAGCGCAGGCCAGCGGTTCGATCCCGCTTGCTGGCTCCAGTAATAAAGGCCACTTAGAGTTTTTTCTCTAAGTGGCCTTTTTGCGTTGGGACGGTAATGGGACGGTGATTTGGCTGATGTTATATTTGTTGATGTGCTGATTTGTGATTTGCATAAAGACCTTTGTTGTCAGCCCGATAGCGTAGGCGTACTCCGAGTTTTGCTATTTGAATGATCATTCTTGCGTTATTACTTCAATCTTCATCACTGTCCCACCCAGATTTCCCTTCGCAGACTGAACAGCCAGCCCAATAACTGCTTTCCATATCACCTGTGTTTGCTTCATTGCACCATTCGCAGTAATTTAATGAATCAAAGGTGTTGAGGCAGTTTACGCAAATGTATTCTTCATTCTCGGTCAAAATCACTGTATGGTATCCTTCGCAATCACCACAATTTGCAGCATAGGCGGTAGGGTCCCCCTCCTTCGCAGCCTCATATGCGCCACCTTCATCTATTAACATAGCAGAAAGATCATCAGGGGTGAAAGATCTGCCGCACTTTGAGCAATCTCCTCTTCCTTCGTCAGCAAAAACTACTGTTATTTTGCAATCGGGGCATTCTATCTGCAAGTTCTTTTCCTGCAGCCCGCAAACTAGACATTCAGAATAGTATATAGTGCCTTTTTCATTATCATGTTTTTGTGCTTCAAACCGACATGATGGGCATGATGCAAACATGTAACCTTGTTTTTTTAGCACTTCAATGTTGTTCTTAAAGTTTTCGAATATGACGGCCAGAAAGTCATGATATTTTCTTAACTCTTTGTCTATATTACCTATTTCGTTAGTCCATGGCAGGAATGTGTCTTTCCACCTTTCGGTGATCAGGCGATGTAGTATGTACCATGCTTTGAGTTGGGTTCTAACCACATCCTGTTTCATTTGCTGATTTTTTTTATCAGAGTGAGCTTCGTGGTAGAAATGAACCATTTTGTTCCGATGGTTCGTAACTTCCTGAAAAATATCGAGTTCACTCTTTGACAAGCCGCTTTGGATGATGTTCGACAACCTGCTAGCAGCGTCTGCAAGTGTAACAGATTGGAAGTCACCAGATACGAACTTGTTCCAGTTTGGTTCTTGCCGTTTTGATACTACCAGTGTCCAATGTTCTGCCATCAGCCTTGCTTTGATAAATATCTCCACTGACGCATGGAAATTGATCATGGAGTATTTGGGATACTCGTCCAATTCTGTTATTGATTTTTTAAGGAAATCAATGGCATTTTCAACAACACATTTGAACATTGCGTCTTTTGGCATATTATTCCTTGTGTCCGATTCTGGTCATTAGTGGTAAGTAATAAGTCTTTGTTATAAAAAAAGATTGCCTCCTTGATAGATGTTATTGTGCATACACCGATAATGCTCTCAGGTCAAGTTGTAAGGTATTGGCTTTGGCTATGAGTTGTGAGTCTGTCAGGGTGTATTCTGGGATTATGGCTGTTGTAGATGATAACGTTATGATATTTAATGTAAATTGCAGTATGTGATAACTTTTCATATTTCTGAGCGTGACTTCGAAATATGAACAATAAAATATCAGGAAACAATGAAATAATGACAAATGTAAAGTTAACACTTTCACGACTTGAAAACCTCCTGCTCACTGCTTGCGATGATCTCCGTGGCAGCATGGATGCCAGCGAGTACAAAGAATATATTTTCGGCATGCTGTTCCTAAAGCGTGCCAGTGATCTTTTCGATCAGAGGCAGGCAGAGCTTGCAGCAGGATTGAAGACGCAGGGAATGTCTGTTGATGACATTGCTATTGAATTGACAGATCCAGATCATTATTCAGGCAAATATTTCTATGTGCCTGAAAGAGCACGTTGGAATCAAGGGTGGGATGAAGAAGATGTAAAAGATGGAGTAACCGAAATCGTCCATCATCCTGCACTAAAACATGTGAAGGAAAATGTAGGTACAGCCTTGAACAAGGCACTTGAGGCAATAGAAGATGCCAATGTGGATGCGCTGGAAGATGTTCTTAAAGGAATCAACTTTAACCGCAAGATCGGACAACGAACTCTGGATGATGACACTCTGGCTGATTTTATCCAGAACTTCGAAAAGATTCCTCTTCGAGATGAAGACTTTGAGTTTCCTGATTTACTTGGTGCTGCCTATGAATGGTTGATTAAGTTTTTTGCAGATTCTGCAGGTAAGAAGGCAGGAGAGTTCTATACTCCTGCTGAGGTTGTACGTATCTGTGTTGAGATTTGTGATCCTCAGGCAGGAATGAGTATTTATGACCCTACTGCAGGTTCAGGTGGAATGTTGATACAGACACGTGATTATTTGCGTGAGTGTGGTGGTGATGCTGGTGAGCTTTCTCTGAATGGACAGGAGAAGATTGGCACGACATGGTCCATCTGTAAAATGAACATGCTCTTGCATGGCATATCACATGCTGATATTCGGCAGGAAGACACTATACGAGAACCTCAACATTTGGCTGAAAATAACGAGCTTAAGCGTTTTGATAGAGTTTTAGCCAATCCTCCATTTAGCCAGAATTACATCAAGAAAGATCTGAAATTTCCAGGTCGTTTTCCAGTGATGATGCCAGAGAAGGGGAAGAAAGCAGACCTGATGTTTGTCCAGCATATGCTTTCTGTGCTCAAACATGATGGTCGTCTGGCAACTGTTATGCCTCATGGCGTGCTCTTTCGTGGTGGTGAAGAACGTCTGGCTAGGGAATATTTTATTAAGAAAGGGTATCTGGAAGCCATCATTGGTCTGCCAAGCAATCTCTTTTATGGAACAGGTATTCCAGCCTGTATTCTGGTGCTAAACAAGCAGGGGGCATCTGAGCGTGAGCATGTACTGTTTATAAATGCGGATAGAGAATATAGGGAGGGAAAAGCTCAGAACCATATACGCCCTGAAGACATTGACAAGATAGTCAATGCATATCGCCAAAGCACAGACATCCCCAAATATGCACGAAAAGTCCCAGCATCAGAAATAGAAGCAGAGGTTTTTAACTGTAATATTCGAAGGTATGTGGACAACGCACCGCCTCCTGAACCTCATGATGTGCGTGCTCATCTGCATGGGGGAGTGCCAGTTGTTGAAATAGAATCACTTGGACATTTTTGGAATAACTATGATGGACTGCAGCAGGATTGCTTCATCCCTCGTGATGACGTGTATATGGATATTGCAGATTCCATTGGTGAGAAAAGAGAAACCGCAGATTTTGTAACAAATCATGCTGGTGTGGTTACACGGCATGAATCGTTTATGGAGCAGCTTGAAGAATGGTGGCAGAGTAACTTGCCAATTATTGAGGCACTTGCTCATGATCCAGAAAATCAGCATAAAAATGCAGGCAACGTCTATGTGATGAAAAGCGGTCTCTTGCAAAGTATTGCAGAAGAATTTGTAGGGCAAAATCTCCTGACGCCATTCCAGATTCGAGGAGCATTTGCAAAGTACGTGGATATGCTCAAAGCAGATTTTAAATCCATTGCTGCAAGTGGCTGGGGTCCAGAATTGATTCCTGACGATGATATCCTGCAAAGCCAGTTTCCTGGAGTGTTGGAAGAAATGGGACAGGCAAAGGCTCGTTTAGCAGAGCTGCAAGCATTGTTTAGTGCTGCTGGAGAAGAAGATTTTGAAGATACAGAAGATACAGGTGTCTTACCAGCTGATGAAGTGAAAAACAAAAAGGAAGAGCTTAAAGCACTGAATGCTGAGTGGAAGGCAGAATTAAAAGAGCTCAAAGCGTTGGTTGGAAATATCTTTGCAGAAATTAAGGTGGCTGGTGTTATGCCAGATGGTGCTCCCAAGGTTAACTATTTCAACGAAGGATTAACTCAGAAAGTTGCTGCCTTTGAGAATGGGCAGCGGATTATCAACCTTGCTAACCAGGCAAATCATCATTCAGACTATCTTGCATTACTTGACCTAGCAATGGAAAAAGGGACGTTGGCTAAAAGGCAAGCTATTGCTGTTGAGGAGAGTGTTGTAAGGCATAAGGCTTTGGAGGATGAAGTTAAAGATCTGAAGGCAACGATTAAAGGGATTGAAAAGAAAAGGGATGATCTTGTTGAAACTGCAAGGGAGAAAATTTCAACCGATGAAGCTCGTGTGGTGATTATTGAGCGTCTTCGGACTGTTCTGATGGGAACGTATCAAGCATATCTTCGTGCAGATCTGCGAGCTTGCATCAAAGCCATTGAAAATTTGTGTAATAAATATGCAATGACTGCCAAGGAGATTGCAGCAGATCGAGATACGGCTTCGTTAAAGCTCAAAGAGCTTTTGAAGGAGTTGGGGTATGAATAAAAAAAAATCTAGCTGGCTTGAAGTACCTCTTGGCGGCATAGCCACTTTGAGACGTGGAATAACCTATTCATCAGAGATGTTAGTTGATGATGGGGATGGCATACCTTACGTTAATATGAAGTCCTTCAAAAAAGGTGGCGGATTTAATAGGAATGGCTTGAAGTATTATGGCGGGTCATATATGCAAGATGATCTGGTGTCCGCTGATGACTTACTCATTGCAAATACAGACGTAACGCTTAACGGAGATATAGTCGGTATTCCAGCGTATTTGCCTGATTCAATCCGTCAAGGCAAAGTGCTCTTTTCTCACCATGTCACTCGGCTCAGGTTGGATAGTGAAATAAATTCTCAATATCTTTATTATCTTTTGAATATAGAAATTTATCGGCATTGGATGCATAAATATGCCCGTGGAACCACCGTGTTAATGCTTGATATGTCAGCAATTAAACGGATTCCTATTTATTACCCTGCAGATAATGACCTTCAAGAGGAAATTGTTAGAAGGTTAGAGGTTATTGATCGAATAATAGAAAAAACAGAAAACCTTATTCAGAAGTACCAGCATATTAAATCTGGTTTAATGCATGATTTGTTTAGTCGTGGTGTTGCTGCAGATGGAAAACTGCGTCCAACGAAGGCGGAAGCCCCAGATCTTTATAAAGAGACTCTTGTTGGTTGGATTCCACGCAGTTGGAATTGTTCAGATTTATGTTCAAAAGCTGTTCCAGGGTATCAATATTTACGGACAGGGCCTTTTGGCTCAGCCTTAAAAGGAGAGCACTGGGTTGAGGAAGGCCATCCAGTAATTACAATTGGTGCACTTGGGGAAGGTCAATTTATAAAATCGGAATTGCTTTTTGTTGGTGAATATGATGCTAAGCGGTTGGCTGTGTTTCAACTAAAGTATGGTGATGTGGTTTTTTCCAGAGTTGCAGATGTTGGTCGATCTGTAGTCATTAAAGAAGACCAGGTTGGTTGGATAATGTCTTCGAACTTGATGCGTATATCATTGAGCAAAGAGGAGGTAATCCCTGAGTATCTACAATATCAGTTATCGTACGATTCACGAATTAAAACGCAGATAAGATGCAAGGTAAATAGTAGCGGGCGGGAAGTTGCGAACAGTGCAATTCTAAATCAGTTGATTTTTGTGTGGCCTAGCTTTGATGAGCAGGAAGAAATTATTAGGCGAGCCAATGCTGTTGATGAAAGAATCCAAATGGAAACTGAGACATTTGAAAAATTAAAGAAACAGAAGCAAGGGTTTATGCACGATCTACTAACTGGTACAGTGCAAGTCGAGATCGACCAATAGGAAACAGGCAATGTCCGAGTATACAGAAGTCGAACAGCCATTTCTGGAACAGATACAATCATTAGGTTGGATATCCATTGATCAAGGACCAGAAATCCCACAAGACCCAGTAAAAAGCCTTCGTCAAACTTTTCGGCAGTGGTTGCTGCCAGATGTTTTTGTCAAAGCTGTTGCAGGTATCAATAGAACATCGACAGGAGAGTCTTGGCTTACCAGCAAGCAATTGCAGGATTTGCAGGATCAAATTCTGCGTCAGCCCAATAAGACTTTATTGGAAGCCAATGAAGCCATACAAAAGCTGATTTTTAAGGCACAGGTTGACTGCAATGAAATCACTGGTGAACAAGACCCTGTTGTAAAACTCATCGACTTCGAGAACCCAGAAAATAACCAATTCCATGCAGTTAACCAGTTCCGTATTGATACACCTGGGTGTGTAAAACAATTCATCATTCCTGATATTGTTCTGTTTGTGAATGGTATTCCGATTGCGGTGGTGGAATGTAAAAAAGGTGGACCAACCTGTGCCAATCCTATGCCTGAGGCGTTTGAGCAACTTCAGCGATATATGAACAGGCGCAAGGCTACAGAGCAGCAGGGATTAAAAGAAGGTGAACCACGGTTATTTCATACAGCCTTGTTACTTATACGTTCATGCGGTCTTGACGCAGATTTTGGCACCATAACTTCAGGTGAGGAACACTTTTTCCCTTGGAACACGCAGTGGCCAAATGATGATGCAACTGCAGAGGGCATGAACCAACAGCAGCAACTTATTAAAGGAATGTTGAACAAGCAGAACCTGTTGCAGATATTGCGTACCTCAACCGTGTTTATGGATACTGATAGTGGCCCACGTATCAAGGTTGTATGTCGTTATCAGCAGTTCAGAGCTGCAGGAAAAATATGTGAACAGCTGCGAAGAGGAGAAAATGCACTGCAGCGTAGTGGAGTCGTCTGGCATACACAAGGGTCTGGTAAGTCATTGACAATGGTGTTTGTGGCACGGATGATTCGAGTATCAAAAGACTTAAATGATTTTAAAATCATTCTCATTAATGACCGTATTGATTTGGAAGATCAGCTTGGCAAAACCGCAACGCTCATTGGTGGCCGAGTCAATGTTATTGGAAATAGTGCTAACTTACGTACAGAGCTGAGCACAGATACCTCTGATATAAATATGGTTATGGTGCATAAATTCCAACAGCGGGAAGAAAGTTTAAGCCTAAAGCTAGCTGAGGCGTTGGGAACGTATCAGGCGATGCCCTCAGGTAAAACATTTGGTGTTGTGAATACATCTGATCGAATCTTGTTGATGATTGATGAAGCTCATCGAACACAAGGTTCTGATCTTGGTCTTAATATATTTGAAGCCTTCCCAAATGCAGCACGCATTGCATTTACGGGTACGCCACTGATTACCGAACGTCATGGCATGAAGAGGACACATAAGCGTTTTGGGCAGTACATTGATACTTATCGCTTGATGGATGCTGTTAAAGATGGCGCAACTCTACAGATTCTTTACGAAGGAAAAACTGCAGATGCTGCTTTGACAGATAAGCATGCTTTCGAGACAGCCTTTGAGGATATGTTTCGGGATCGAAGTGATGAGGAAATACTTGCCATAAAAAAGAAATATGGTGCAACTGGTGATATTTTGGAGTCAGAGCAACGTATTAATGCCATTGGTAAAGATATTGTTGACCACTATATCAGTAACATTCTGCCAAATGGTTTTAAGGCTCAGATTGTCTGTCATTCAAAACTTGCTGCCATTCGATACCAATCTGCAATAGAAGATGCTCTGCAGGCACGTTTGATACTAGAGCAAGCTGCTGTGAAACCAGATCCAGACCTGATCAAGAAAATCACCTTTTTAAAAGCTGTAGTAATTGTATCAAGTGATGGTACGAATGAAGCGGCATATATCACCAATGTTCGTAGGCAAGCCAGAGCATGGAATGCAAAGGAAAATTTTTGTAAGCCTTTTGACTTTGAAGATCCAGACAAAGAAGAGACTGGAATTGCCTTTCTTATTGTCTGCGATATGCTTCTTACTGGGTTTGATGCCCCGATTGAACAGGTGATGTACATAGACAAAAAAATTCGTGAGCATACTCTTCTGCAGGCGATTGCCAGAACAAACCGTGTGGCCAAGGGTAAGAAGCGTGGATACATCGTTGACTATATTGGATTGTCAAACCACCTGACCAGTGCTTTGACCATTTATGCAGCAACTGATGAGCAAGCTGAGCTTGCAGATGGTCTGAAAAGTATAACTTCAGAAGTTCCTGTCTTGGAAGAGCGATATCAGAGGCTCTTACAACTCTTTGCAATGCATAAGATAAAAGATGTCGAAGCGTTTGTGCAGGGTACATTGCCTAATATTGAAGCCGATGCTGCAGTTGTTCATGCAGCTGTAAATTTGTTGAAGGATGAGAAGCTGCGAGCTGATTTTGATGTGTACCTGAAGAAGTTTTTGATGAGTATGGATATTGTTTTGCCTAATGAGGCTGCTGGTCCATATCGTGTACCTGCAAGGCGTTTCGGTTATATTTTGCGAGTAACAAAAGAGCGTTACAAAGATACAAGTTTGAGCCTTGGTGATGCAGGAGCAAAGGTTAAAGACTTGATTAATGCTCATCTGATCAGCTTAGGAATCAATCCGACAGTTCCACCTGTAGAGTTGCTTGCTGATGATTTTCTGGAAAAGCTCCATCAACATGCAGATGGTAACCTTGAAGCGAAAGCCAGTGAGATGGAGCATGCCATTCGTAAACATTGTACCGTCCATCATGATGAAGATCCTGCTTTTTATAAAAGCCTATCTGAAAAGGTAGACAATTTAATTGTTCAGTATCAGGATAATTGGAAGATGCTGGCAGAAGAACTTGAAAAACTGCGTACAGTAGCTGCAGAGGGACGTAAAACAGGTAAAGAAGGGATGAGCAAAGAAGCAACCACTTTCTTCGATCATATCGCTAATGAGGCGTTTGAAGGTGGTAAGGTACCAAGTGCAGAAAAAACCAAAATGAAAGATTTGATGGAGTCAATTGTCGAGACATTACAGGAAAGTATAGGTAGCATTGATTTCTGGAATAACGGTGATAAGCAGAAGCAAACTCGCAGTAAAATCAAGACTGCTTTGACTTTGACAGGGATTATTCAACTCAAAGAAAACCGTGAGCGAGTTGCTGTTGAAGTGATGAAGTTGGCCAAGAATAGACATGATGAATTACTAAATGGTGGAAAGAAGTGATTGCCAGACGTGTTAAAGATATTGACTATGTACTGCTGCCTGGTGCAGACAGGAAGACCACAGATATTGTTATTGAACGTAATGGAGCAGTTACAGTTCGTCCGCCAATAGGGTTTAGTCCTGAGAAGGTCGATGCAGTCGTTGAAAGCAAGCGTATGTGGATATACAAAAATCTGGCAGAGTGGCGTGATCTGAATGCAGCTGCAGTTGTCCGTGAATGGGTGAATGGAGAGTCTTTTCTGTATTTGGGGCGCAGTTACCGTCTTTCATTGGTTAGTGATCAGGATGTTGATTTGAAGTTGTTGGAGGGGAGATTCTGCTTGAAACGTTCATTAATTGATGCTAGTGGGCATGAGGCAGCAAAAAGGGCCTTTGAAGAGTTCTATGTTGCGAAAGGTGAAAGTCGTATATGCCAGCGATTGGACTTTTTTGCTCCAAAGGTTGGTGTGAAGCCGATTGGATTAAAAGTGAAAGATATCGGCTACCGTTGGGCATCCTGCACAAAGAGCAACATGTTACAATTCAATTGGAAGTGTATGATGGCTCCTGCAAAAATCATTGATTACATGGTTGTCCATGAGCTTTGCCACATCCGCCATAGAAACCACGATGATGCATTCTGGAATGAGGTTGATAAAGTGATGCCTGATTATCATGAGCGAAAGATGTGGCTGAAGAAGCATGGTGCAGGGTTGGATCTGTAGAAGTGAATATACCGTGTTTCGGTGAAGATGTTTTACGTAAATATAACATATTTCACTTGCGGTTGCTTGATTGCCCATGAATAAAGGGATAGATAGGATTGCTATAGTATTACAAAGAGTGACGTGAAAAAAAGGTCGATAGGGGTGCAAGGAGAGAGGCACCCCGTACCTTGAACCTGCTTAACAAAAATCAACATTTTAAAATGAACCTGTCAGACTAACATCACATGAATCCCAAACAAAAACACCTACACCCATTCCTGAGAGATTTGGATTTTTTCCTAGAAATACAAGGTTGACCTGAATTGTATCTCACACCCAGTAGAAAACATCTAGAAGCATCTCTGTTGAACATTCAAGCTCTATCTGG